CCAGCTGACAAAAATTTGGATACAACCGCATTTCCATATGTTTGAAACCCCGGTGATGGGGGCATAATTCGTAAATCTGCTTTCACAACATTAATGGAAGAAGCAGCAAGATCGGTGATTAGAATATCATTTCGTAATGAAGATCTGTGGAGAAGATTTCGTAATGATGAAATACATTCTCCAAAATTCAAACCATAACGATCTGCACTGGGTGCGGTTTTTGATCCCAAAACAACAGTTGTTGGTGTCAAATCCACCTTCTCAGCACCCTGCAAAGCAAGGAGTGAGGGTGGTGTGTCACCTTCAAATTGCACATTTCGTGGATTTGCAAATTCCAAGTCATCGCCTCCGGCTATGGAAATTACAAGTCCAACTGATGAAGCAACAGGTGCAGTAAGCGAAGTAAGAACTCGAATGGACAATGTACCATTACAAAATCCATCAATATTCAAAGTCGAAAGTGACCCACCAGTAGTGAAAAACGTAGAAACAGTTTTGTATAGAGACATACCCAACCAAGCCGTAGCCTGGTGATAGGGAATCTCAATAACAACATCATCTTGTTCTCCAATATCGATGATCTCAGTATAGACTGTATTGATGTCAGGATTTGTAGTGGACAAGTTGGCTTTGGGATCAAATGAAACCTTCAACCGTCCTTTGTGAAACTTCGAACAAACAACCTTGACACGAATTTTGATAGAACCACGCCATGATGCGAACATCGCACTCAACCAGGCCAACGGCGTAGGTAAAACACGTGTTCCTTGAATGACAGAGGAACCATCCACAATATTCGTAAGCTTCGCAGCTGCAGGTGTGACCAACATTGAAAATAAATTGGTATCAACTGCATCTGATGTTGCCCATGATCCAATTGCAAGAATGGATTCTCGCTTTTTCAAATATGAAATTGCAAGCTCATCCTCACCAGAACACCCATGTAATTTTGGGTCAATGCTCAACTCTTGCTTGGGATCAAATGTCAATTTTTGTGCCGCAGTCCCAATGTGAGCAGAAGCTAACATTGGTCCATTCAATGGCATGAAACCATGAACTGGTTCAATAACAGGAGTATTGGTAAAACCAAAAAGACGTGCCATCGAACCAACAGCTTGACTCCCAATTTGAGTGGCTCGTGCAAACTTGCCAATAATTGGGACCTTGGTGAGTGAAGAGGCAACACTGGCAAGAGCAGTAGCAGGTCCAGAAATCGGTCCTTCCACATACTCATCACCTTGAAGCGATAATGAACTCGTGGTACACATCAATTCAACGTCAGTCATCCACGCAAAAGTCTGGATAGTAACAATTGTTGATCCGCCTGTAACTGCAACACTTAATGGATACACTTGAACAAAATTCAATGAACCCATATTTTGCACATCACCAGCAGATGACAAATTCAACCAATTCCTATTCAAAATGAACGGAAGTTCCATAGTGCCACCAGCATTTGCAGAGGGTGTCAAATACACTCCATGCATTTGCGAGTAAGGTACAATAGCATCCATAGGTGTTGGCGCATCTCGAATCTTATGTGTTGTGTGGCCCATCATAGGGTAATAGCATGCTCTCATCAAGCCATATTGAAATGGCGTTCCATTGAGAACCATCTTCACATGCAATGTACCACGTACAAAGGCAAAGTTGTCAATCTTCTTCTTTATGTTGCTATTGTTCAAAAACAAGTACCAAGGTTGAATAGTTTTGACAAGTCCTGATGTGTCAGATGTCGACCACGTATATGTATCAATTAATGTAGGACGAGAAAGAAAATTTCCCAACTGCAAATCAGTTGTACCATCTACTTGTGCAACAGAATTGACTGCTCGCACTTCTGGTAGGGAAATTCCTTCATCATTGTCAATGAAAGATACATTTTCACTTGAGACTTCTCCAGTTGTTTCTGAACTCCCGGATAAGTCAATCTCCACACTCTCATCACCTTGTAACGAGAGTAGTGAAATTGGTATATTATTAGTCCCATGGAAAGGAAATACCTTAAACCTTCCACAGGCGTCACTATTTGCGGTAAGCGACCCAACACTTTGAGAATTTTCTTTAATTGTGTTGAACGACGATTGGAACTTGACGCATAGGGCTGCCTGACCCCATGCGGGCATCGTACGCTGTGTACTCCTTGTCAATATACTCGGAGCCACGCTGGTAACGATCAGCAAGATCTTGCCACGTAGGCAAGGGGGATTCAATACAATAACAGTATGGAGCAGTGTTCAAAATTGTGCGGAAAAAAGCATCTTGCTTCTCGAATTCTTGTCTTCCATAGAAGAAAAATTCCGAGTGCATTGCTGTAATAACTGCAACCATTTGATGATCACTGTCAAGAGTCTTAGAAGCAGTCCAAACTGTCAGTGCTTTCGTTATTGAATCTTTGTCCAAAGGACATAAATATGTTTGCATATCTTCATCCCATCTCCATTTTCGTTTCAAGAACGAAACTTCATTGATGTTGATATACGGAACACTTTCTGCTTCTTTGTCGGCCATTGTGTAGGTCAACCCAATAGTTGCAAGAGCAGCTGCAATGGAAGTATGGTTGAACCAACCAATAGACTCCGAAATGCCAGCGCCATTGTCATCACCATATGTAATCAAATGCACAAATTGTTTGAAGGATAAAACCTCCTTATTTGGGTTCAAGAGACGATAGGCGTAACGCATATACAAACTATTGACAAGGCAATTGATAATAACAGTCAAGGGATGTCCCGAAGGATTTGTACCCATGAACTGCACAAAATCGCCATCAAAATCACACCATGAAAACGCAATATCATATCCAATTGCAACAAGCTGACGACATTCCTCATCACTAAAGCCAGCGGCTTTGTAGAGTTTTGTAATAATCTTGAATGCAAGGATAATGAAACACGCAATCATTTTCTTGTCAAACTTTTGGTGGTCTCCAGCAATCAATGTATCTTCCCCAAAAAAGGTTAGATAATTGCGGATACGTTCCCATTCAGTTGACATTGTCACAACCCCTGGGGCTGCCTCAAAAGCGAACTTGTTTTTCTGTACCAATCTAACGAAAGGCAATAAACGAGAACGGACAACAAGACTCCAAGCGACTGGAGAACCCGTAAAAACACGAGTCTTCTTAATGCGGGCTTTCTCAAGTGTAACAGCTTCATCTTTCAAGTGAGCTTTGAATACTGGATTCGCACGCTCACCTCGCTCATACTGCTTGATAATTGCTTCATATTTTTCCATGATTTCATCTGTAAATTTCACACCATCTGGATATTCTTCGGACGGATCAGCATCTAGAAAATTCTTCTTTGAGCAATTGAATGGGAAACCCATACTTGAATTACGATTGATGCCATCAATATATTGGACTCCTGGGAGACCATTGATAGCAGCACGAGGAGAAAGGAAACAAAGTTCCTTCTCCCATTCTTCAGGCAATTCCTTAACAATATCTTGGAAGAAACCTTCCACACACTCGTTGGCAATTTCCATATCAATATGACATTCAGGTTTTACCATAGCTTCCAAATTTTTCCGCCATGGTTCCCATCCTTTCAACACTGGTGCTGTATAGTTTGGGTGAATCTTGAAATGCTCACACATTTCTGCCTGGAGGGGTGTAGCACAGACACTTGATCTGCCCACAGCTCTACCACTATTGAGAGTACCATACACATTCAGACATCCTTTT